GATGTTGTCGCTGGTGTCGGTGCCGGGGCCTTGCACGCGCCCGGCCATGCGGCCCCAGGTGGCGCTGGCCAGGGCCTGGCCGCCGGCGGCAAAGCGCTGCAGCGGCTCGATCAGCCCGCCCATGGCGTTTTCGGCCACCTTGCGCACCCGGATGGTGTGGGTGCTGTAGGTGTCGCGCTCAAGCTTGTTGATGGCGGATTCGGCGCGGCTGGTGTTGGCCTCTACGGTGTGGGTGTGGCTGGTGGGGCGGCTCAGCGCGGTGCGGGCGTCGGTGGCAAACAGGTTGAGCTGGTCACGCGCAGCGCTAAAGTCGGCTGCAGCCGGGATGTTTAGCTTTTGGTTTTGAACCAGGGTTTGCAGCGCATCAATGTCGGTTTTGACCTGGCTGGTGTCGGCCTCTACTTTGGCCAGCAGGTCCAGGTTGTCAAGGTCTGCCTGCAGCGCTTTGACGCTGGCTTGCGCGGTGGCGGTGTCGGCTTGTATTTTTGCCACCATTTCAGCGGCCTGCAGGCTGCTTTGCAGGTCGGCAATGCCCTGGCGGGCGGCGTCGGTGTTGACGCTGATGGCCAGTTGGCCTTGCTGCGCCAGGGCTTCGCGCAGGGTCGAGATCTCGCGGGTGACGCCTTCCAGGGCGGTGCGGGCGGTTTCAGCGCCTTGGCCTGCGGCTTCGCCTGCCTTGCGGTGGCTGTCGCCCAGGCTGGCCAGCGCCTGGTCGGCAATGCCGGCGCTCTCGCGCATCTCGCCCATGGCCCGGGTGCTGGCCTCGCCTTGGCTGACGATGACTTGCGTGGTTTTTTTGCCGCCTTCTTCAACGGTTTTGGTTACCTCGCTGGCGTTGCGCTCAATGAGGCCCATGGTTTCTTCGGCCAGCTTTTTGGCGCGGTCATAGTCGCCTTTGGCCAAGGCCTCGCGGGCTTGCGCCTGCTTTTCGTCAATTTGCTTTTGCCGGTCGGCTGCCTGCGCGGCCTCATCCATGCCACGGCGGCCCAGCTCGCGGATGCGGTCTTCAACGCTCATTTTCAGGTTGAGGCGCTGTTCGTCTGCGTTTTTTGCGGCTTGCAGGTGGCGCTGCTCTTCGGCCACCAGTTTGTCAACGGTGCTGCGGTAGGCGCTGGCCATTTGGTCGTAAATGGCGGCTTTTTGGGTGAGCAGGTCGCGCTGCACATTGGCCACGCGCTCGGCTGCGCTGCGCTCGGCCTCTTCGATGCCTGTGCCGGCGTCTTTGGCCGCTTGCACCTCGGCTTGACCGGCTTGCACGGCCAGGTCCATGGCGGCCTGATAGGTTTGCTGCCACGCCGCGTCGGCTTGGGTGGCGGCGTCTTTGACGGCTTGCAGCTTGTCGCGCTCGGCGTTCAGCAGGGTCTGGGTGGTGCGGGCAATGGCGTCTGCCTCGCTGGTGGCGGCGTTTTGTGCGGCCTGCGCTTGTTGCTGGTAAGCGGCGTCTATCTCGGTGGTGCGGCCTTTGAGCTCGGTCAGGATGTCTGCGCCCACTTGTTTGTAGGCGCCGCTGAGGTTTTTGATGGTGCTGCCAGCGCGGGTCACCTGGTCTTGCAGCGCAGCACGTATTTGCTCGCCCACCGCCCCCGCAGTTTTGCCCACGTCGCCCAGCGCAGTGGCTACACCCGGCAGGTTTTGCTTGACCTTTTGGGCCGACAGGGCGGCCAGATCGAGCTGGGTTTGCAGGCTGAGGGCGCCGTCGGCATTGAGCTCGCCCGCTGCGCGCACCAGCAGGGCGGTCTCTGCGGCGCCGGCCTTGGCGGCTTGGCCCAGGCGCTCGGTGTCTGCGCTGGCCCGGGCCACCTCTTGGCTGTAGCCATAAAACTTGATGGCGCCATAGGCTGCGGCCGCCAGCGTGACGGTTTTCCAGATGCTCACCAGCTTGCCCAGGTTGGCGGCAAAGCCGGCCAGTGTGCCCAGTGCTTTGGCGCCCAGGGCGGCTGCCAGCACGGTGCCAATCTCAGCAATGATGGGCGCCAGGCTTTTGCCGTTTTTGGCCAGGTCCACCAGCAGGTCGGCCAGGCGTTGCATGGCCGGCAGGGCCGCTTGCAAGATCTGCAGCGCCATGCCCTTGAGGGCTTGGTAAACGGTGTCGAGCGTGTCGTTAAACTGCTCGGCCGCGCGGGCGGTGTCGCCGCTGATCTCCAGCCCCAGGTCGGCAAACTTTTGCTTGAGCTGCTCGATGCCGTCACGCCCCTGGTTCAAAAACGGGATCATCTCAACCCCGGCTTTGCCAAACAGCTCCATGGCCAGGGCCGATTTGGCCGCGCCGTCTGGCATGAGCTTGAACTTTTCGGCCAGGTCTAGCAGCACCTCTTCGGTGGGGCGCATCTGGCCGCCGGCGTTTTTAACGCTCACGCCCAGGCGCGCAAAGGCCTGCGCACTGGCCCCGCTGCCGTTGGCAGCACTGACCATGTTTTGCGCCAGCTTGGCCATGCCTTTGCCCAGGGCCTCAACGCTCACGCCGCTTTGCTCGGCAATGGGTTGCAGCAGGCTCAGGCTCTCGACACTGGTGCCGGTTTTTTGCGCAAGTTTGCTCAGGTTGTCGGCACCGTCTATCACGGCTTTGCCAAAGGCGGCCAGCGCGGTAACGGCCGCTGCCACACCCAGGTCAGCCAGCACGTTGCTGCTGTCTGACTTGAGTTTTTTCAGGTTTTGTGTGACGCCGCCAAACGCCTCGCGGGTTTTGTCAACAGCGGCCAGGATGATCTCGACGGTGTTGTCTGCCATGGTGGTGTGTGTGCGCTAAATGGTTTGGGGTTTTGGCGGGTTAGGCGTCGGGGTACAGGCGGTCGATGTGTTGTTGCAGGTCTCTGGCGTCAGCGTGCATGGCCAGGCGCAGGTTGATCAGGTTGTGCAGGGCGCGGCGGTCTTGCAGCGCTTGTGCAGCACTGGCAAACACGCGCATTTGCGCCAGCGTGTAGCCCATGATGTCGGGGTATCGGTGGCCAGCATGGGTCAGGGTGGTGATGGTTTGCGCCAGGTGCTGCCCGAGCTGCTCAGGCGTGCGGTGGCGGTGCTGAGGCGGGGCAGCACCTGGCGCGCAAAAAAATCTGCATTGCTGCTCAAGATGGCTTCCAGCAGGGTCACGCTGTCGGCCAGGTCCAGGTCGGCTAGCTCTGCCTCAGGGGTGCGCGCTGCAATGGCCATGGCGCGGATGCAGCGCTCGCCGTGGCTGGCGGCCAGGCCAACCCAGTCGGGCGCGGCCATTTTGAGCTGCACCTGCACGGCGCTGGCCATGGGGGCCACAGCCGCTGCAAAGGCCGGCAGCTCGCCCAGCTTGAGCGGGCTGACCTGCAGGGTGCGCCCAATGCTGGGCAAATGCACGGCATCGGGCAGGGGTGGCAGGGCAGCCCAGGCGTCGCTGGCATCCGTGCTGGTAAGGTCTGGGCTGGTGGGGGTGGTGTCTGCCATGGTGGGGTGCTTAGCCAATCAGGGTGATGCGGCCATATTGGCCCAGGGTGGCGTCATACGGCTTGGTGCTGTCTGCCAGCAGGCTGCCCTCTAACTCAAATTTGTTGAGGTCATCGGTAATGAGGCCCAGGTTTTTCAGCGGGCTGAAGGCCACGCGATACAGCTCGACCAGCACGGGTTTGTTGCTGTCGGCGGTGTTGATGCCTTCCAGGCGCAAGAAGCGCTCGGGCAGCGGGGCGGTAAAGATGCCCACGTCCGTCACGGCGCCGTAGGTGTAGGCGGCCTTGATGGGGGCGGTGAGTGTGGCCACGCTCAGGAAGGTGATGGCGCCAAAGTCTTCGTCCACCGTGTAGTGGGTGCCCTTTACCAGTGTGACCGGGGTGCCTGTGCTGTCGGTTAGCACCACATTGCTGACGTTTTGGTGCGCCAGAAAGTAGCGGTCGCCCAGCGTGGGCAGGGGCGTGCTGACGGTCTCTGTGGCTACGGTGGCGCCGGTGACGGGGTTGTAAGTGCCATACAGGGCCAGGGCCAAATTTTCTTTGGTGAACTCTTCAACGGTCATGGACACGCTGGCGTTTTTTTGTTTGACCATGCGAAGGTCAAGGCCGCGTTGGCCGGTTGTGCTTTCGTAATGCTCAAGCACATCGGTTTTGAGGTCGAGGCTGAGCGCGGCCACGTTGCCGGGGGTGCGCACTTCGATCGGGTTGCCGTTGGCGTCGCGTTTGCCCAGGTAAACGCGGCCTTGAAAGCTTGCATATTGGCTCATGGTGGGTCTCTTTCGGGGGTGTTGGGTTGTGTTGCGGTGGTTGCGGTGGGTTTAGCCTTGGGTGGCTATGTCTGCACACGCGGTGCGGTAGGTGATGGTGTAGCGCGCAGGCAGGTAGGCGCTGGTGACCTCAAAGGTTTTGATGTCCCAGTCGGTGTCGGCTTCGGCAATGCCAACGCTCAGGCCGCTGCCAGTGACGGCGGCCATCAGCGCAGCGTGTGCAGCCACCAGCAGGGCATCGGCGTCAAGCAGGGGGTCGCTGCCAGTGGTGCCGGCCTGACGGGTGACAGCGATCAGGCTGATGGTCAGCTCGCGCTCAGTGGCCAGGTTGTTGCGCCGGCGGGCTGTGTCAAGCTCTGGCACCAGCACCAACGCGGGCGTTTGCTCGCGGGTGATGGGCACCAGGGGGCTGCGCAAAAACTTTGCGCCGTGCGCTGCGGCCACGCTGGCCATGGCGCTTGCGGCGGTTTGCAAGATGCGCTCGCGTACAGAGGTGACCATGCTTATGCGGCCTCGGTGGCGTTGACTTGCTCTAGCACCAGGCGGGTCAGGCCGCCCGGGCCTTGGCCGTCTGGCTCGGTGGCGCGCACCAGGTAGTCGATGCCGCCCAGGGTGATGTCAGCCGGAGCCGCACCACCGATGCTTGCCGTTTTCACCAGCACGCTCGGGCTGCTGGCGGCCAGGCTGACTTGTGCAAAATCAGCGCGGGTGTAGGCGTTGTCAAACAACACGGGCGTGGGCACGCCGTCAATGTTTGCCAGTACGGCAAATTCATTGACGTTGAAAAACACGCTCAGGTCTTCGGCAAACATGGCGGCAGGCGGGCTTTAGGCGACGGTGGCGGCCAGGCAGCCGTTGACCCGGTAGGGCACGATCAGCGGTGCGCTTTGCATGAGCAGGTAGCGCACGGCGGGGTCGTTTTCGAGCCAGCTCTTGGTGTAGTAAGGCATGGCCTGAAAGCCTGCGGCTTCGTCCTTGATGGCGCCAAAGCAGCGGGTGCCTTCAATGTCTGGGCCCAGCACCAGCACGGTGTTGGCGGGCAGGTAAGGGGTGCGTGCGCCAGTGTCGGGGTGGTCGTACCAGCCGCTGTACACCCAGATGTCAAAGCTGCCAGTGTTGCCCATGTAGCGTGCGCCTTCGCCCACCACGGTGGCGTTGAGCTGGTCTGAGCCACGGAAGCGGTCGAGCAGCTTGACCACTTCAGCGCTGGCGTAAAACTTCTTCCAGGCTTCGGTGTCCATGACGATGGTGGTGGCGGTGCTGCCCGACTTTTCGGTGACCAGCATGGACCAGGTCTCAAGCAGATCAAGCGGCTTGATGCCTGATTGGCCCCAGGCACTGGCGCCAGACAGGGTGACGGTGAGCGCTGCGTCGCGGCCAAAGCTGATGTTTTGGGTGGGGTACAGGTCGCCAGTGATGGTGAGCGCGCCGGTGCGCAGGGCTTCAACGGCCATGGCCTCCAGGCGGCGGTTCAGGCTGTCGAGCTGGTTTTTGGTGGCGGCCTCAATGGCCAGCATCAGGCGCTGCTCAGGGCTCAAGCTGCCGCCAATGGCTTCGCCTGCTACGCGCTTGAAGGCTTTGCTTTGGTCAAAGACGCGCTTGTCTTTGATGTAAGCCGGGGTGAACACTTTGGTGGTGTAGCCCTGGTCAGCCACCACTTTGCCAGCCACAACGGGCGAGACAAAGGGGGCCAGGTTGCGCCGGCCGGTGTCGATGTCAAAGTAGATTTCCTCTTTGTTTTCGATCTGGACTTGCGGGAAAAAGCTGTTCAGAAAAAACGGCTGGGGCTGGGGCAGGTCCTGGACAACTTTGGCCAGGTAGTGAGAGGTGAACAACAGGTCGCTCATGATGGTGTGCTTTCAGTGTTGGGTGGGGTTACAGGGCCGAGCTGAAAAGGGTGATGCCCTTGGCACGCAGGCCTTCGGTGATGCTTGCCACGGTGTGGCTGGCGCCCAGGGTGAGCCCGGCGGTGTTGAAGTCGCCACGGGCGTAGGCCACGGCGGGGGTGTCAACGGTGGCGGTCACGTCTTCGGCCAGAATCAAGTCAGGCGTTTGGCTGCCATCGCTGGCGCCAGACAGGCTCAAGACGTATTCGGCGGTGGCGGTAACTTTGCCCAGCACAGCGCCACGGGTCAGGGTTTGGCCCGAGCTGATAGTGACCTTGCGGGCCACCAGGAGGTCAGAGTTGCCGGCAATGAGTTTGTCGGGGGTGGTGCTGCCAGCAGCGGCAAACGATGCGTAGTTAGGCATGATGGGTGTCTTTCAGGTGTGTGTGGGTGGTTAAGCGGCTTTGCGGCGGCTGGCCAGCCAGGCAATGGCGGCGTCTGCGGCTGCGGCCTCGGGGTTGGTAGCGGCAACCGTGGCAGCCGGGGCAAGTTGCACCGGTGCAGGGGCGTCTGCAGCCAGGGCGGCAGCTTGGGCGCTGCGCTGCTGTTTTTCGGCGGCGAGGATGGCCATGGCGGCTTCTGCGCCAGTGGTTTTGCCGTCAAAGGCCAGGGCCTCAATGAGTGCCTCGTGGCCGGGCAGCGCCTGGGCGCGCACGGCGGCAATGCGCTCGCGCTCTTGCGTAGCACCTGCGGCGGTGGCCTCGGTTTGAATGGCGGCCAGCACCTCGGGGGCGTCGGCCGCAAGTTGTTCGCGGGTAATGGGCATGATGATGTCCTTTTGGGGGTTAACGTGGGCGCTTGGCAACACCGGCACAGGCGCGGGGGCGGTGGCAGGCTGCACACCGGCAGACTGGGCGCTGGTGGCACTGGCCGCACTGATGCGGGCTTTGCGCCGGGTGGAAAAATCGCCGGGGTCGGCGGCAAGCTGGCTGACGATGGCATCGAGCGTGGCAAAACCATCCACCAGGCCGGCGTCGATGGCCTGCTGGCCAATGTGGATGCGCCCGTCTGCCATGTGCGCCAGCACGGCATCGGCCGTGGTGCCGCGATGGGTGGCCACGGCATCTACAAATACGCTGTAGAGGTGGTCAACCTGCCCTTGGATGTAGGCGCGGCCGTCTTCGCTCAGGGGCGCGGTGCTGCTGGCAATGCGCTTGTATTTGCCGGCGGTGATTTCGGTGGTGGTGGCGCCAGCGCGGGGGTCGTAGTTGTGGCTGGCCACCACACCAATGCTGCCCACCTGCACGGTCGGGCCGGTAATAAACACGGCGTTGGCAGCGCTGCCCACCCAGTAGGCGGCGCTGGCCAGGGTGGCGTCGGTGACGGTCACAATGGGCTTGATGGCCGATAGCTCAAGAATGGCGGCCGCCAGCTCGGGCGTGCCAAACACGCTGCCGCCAGGGCTGTCAATGGCCAGCACCAGGCTGCGCACGCGCGGGTCTGCCATGGCGCTTTCCACCTGCAGGGTGGCCATCTGGGTGCTGACGCCGCCAGAAATTTGCATGAACAGGTTGGCCTTGGGGGCCATGACGCCTTCAAGCCTGAGCACAGCTACGCCGCCGGCCTGCACCTGGTAGGCCTGCTGCTCGTTGGCCAGGGGGCGGCCCAGGCGGGCTTCGATGGCGGGGATGTCGATCTTGTCGCCGCGCAGGTGCACGGCATAAATGTGCTGGATCTCGCGCAACTGCTCAGGCAGCAGCGCCCATGGGGAGGTGATGAGGTCTAGCAGTTTCATGGGGCCTGACTTTCGCAAAATCAGGCTGTTTCAAATAGGGCAAAATGAAACTTGCTTTTTGCCGCTGCGCCGGGCTAAAGCAGCAGTGCGCAGGCGTTTAGCACGGCGTCTTCGTCTTGCGTTTGTTTGCGTTTTTTGCGCTTGCGTGGCGCAATGGCGGGCACGACCTGCCGTGCTGTGCTAACGGGCCGGGCCTTGCGCTTTGACTTGGCATGGCCGCTGCGCCCAGCGGGTATCGGCGTCCATGATGAGCGTGCCACCGTTGTTGACGGTGATGCCGTCGCTGTTGACAAGGCCAGAGATGGCCGCATCGTCAAAGTTGCGGGTAACGGCGCTGATGGTTTGGTTGGCCATTTATTGCACCGGCTCAAACGTGGTGACGGTCTCGACCAGGTTGCCGTCGGCATCGCGCTTGTGAACCTGGCGGGCGTTTTGTTTTGGCGCGGCAGCGGCTGGCTGCACCAGCACCTGCGCCGGCGGCGCTGTGATGTGTATGGCGGGCTGTTGTATGTTTGCCTCAAGGGCCACCAGGTTGTCTGGCAGCACGGCGGTGACGTGCGCCACGATGTTTGGCGTGGCGTTGTGCACATGCACATCAACCGGCTGGGGCGGTTTGTTGGCGGCCGCGCTGATTTGCGCCATGCTGGCAGCCATGGCATCTAACGTGCGGGCGTTTTGCGCCAGGTGGTCTTGCGTGACGCGGGTAAGGTGCTGCACATGCTGCATGGCGGCGCCGGCTATGGGCTGCACTGCGCTGCGCTGGGCGGGGTTGGTGGCGGGTGGGTCGCTGTCTTCGGTGTCTTCCTGGTCTTCGGGGTCTTCAGGGTCTTTGGGGTTTTGCGGGTCTGGCTGGTCGTGCTGCGTGGGCTGCTGGGGCGTTTGGCTGCCTGCGGGCGGGGTGTAGATGCCGTCGCGGCGCTGGGCGTTGATTTCTTTGACGCGCTGGGTGTGTTTGGTGTCCCAGTCGATGCCGTCGTGCAAGATGCTCTCAGCCTGCAGGGTGCTGATGCCAAGGGTGACGCGGGCGGCAGCGGCGGTGACTTCTTTCGTGGGGTCGATGGATCCAGGGCCGTCGCCCGTCCAGATGGCACCGAGCCAGGCGGTGCGCATGAGTGGGCTGGCCAGGTAGCCGGGGGCGGCGATGCGCCCTGCGGCAATTTCGTCTGTCAGCCAGAGCTCGTACACGGGCTGGCAAAACACGGTGGCCAGCCAGTCGCGGCGGGATTTGAAGTGTTTCCAGGCCATGAGCAGCGCACCGCGGGCAGCGCTGTAGCTGCTTTGGAAGTGCATGACCAGGACTTCAAAGGGGATTTCAAGGGCGGTGCCGATTTGGCGCAGGATGCTGCCGACAAAGGGGTCAAACTGGGCGTTGGGGCGGCCGGGGGTGGCGCTGTCAATGCTTTCACCCGGCAGCAGGCGCACGGCTTTGCCGCTGTCCATGGCGCCGGTTTTTGTCCAGGGGTCGGCTTTTTGGATGAGGTTGGTTTGTTCGTCGGGGTTGAAGACTTGCTCAAAGGCGTCGGGGTCCATCTTGACAAAGACGCTAAAGATGGCGTTGGTGACGGCGGCGTTGAGCTCGGCGGCGGTGTAGCGGTCGAGCTGCTTGAGGGGCTCCAGGATGGGGGCTATCCACGGCACGCCGCGCACTTGGCCTGGGCGCAAGGCGCGCATGAGGTGCAGCACGTTGCGCCGGCCGGTCTGTGTGCCGCGGTAGGCCACGCGCTGCCAGCTTTGGGCGCTGGTGCGGGTGTAGTCGCCGGGGTGGTGGCGGGCGATGTGGCAGGCAATGGGTTCGCCGGTGTCGGGGTTGAGCTCGATGCCTTCGATGAGCGATTCGGTGTTGGTTTGGTACTGGGGGTTAAAGACGCGGTCGGCTTCGATGATTTGCAGGGCCAGGGTGGCGCTGGCCTGGCCGTCGCGGGTGACGCGCGGGGTGACCACGAAGGTGTCGCCGCTTTCCAGCACGCTGCGAAACGCCAGCTCTTGCAGGGCGTAGAAGTTGGCCTGGCGGGCCAGATCGGCATCGGCGCTGGCAGCCCAGGCGTTGAAGCGGCGTTTGGTGTCGGTTTGCCAGCGGTCGGCTTGCGCCTGGGTCAGGCCCAGGGCGGTGGTGTCGATGGCGGGGCTGAGGCTCAGGCCCGTGCCAATGACATTGGTGCAGGCGGTGTTGAGTGCGCCCAGGGCAATGGGGGCGTTGCGCATTTGGTCGCGGCTGCGGGCGCGCAGGGTGGGCAGGTCGTAAAGGGTGTCGGTGTTGGCGCTGCCTGCGCCGGGGTTCCAGTGGCTGAGGGTGCTGTCGGTGCGCGCGCCGGTGTAGCCTGCGCCGCTGAGTGCGTCAAACTGGGCACGCTGCAGCAGGCGTTTGGTGGCGATGCCAGGGGCGATGTAGCTGATGAGGCGGTCAAGGCCGGTGGCGGCTTGGACGCGGGGGGTTTTGATCATGGGGCGGTGCCTTAAAAGCTGACGCGCATGGAGCGGGCGCGGCTGCGCCCGGCACTGGCGGCGCTGAGGTCTTCAACCTTGGCGCTCCAGTATTCAATCTTGGCGGTGATTTCTGCGGCGTGGGCGCGGGTGAGTTGGCGGTCGCCGATTTGGTAGGACTGGCCGGTGGCTACGGCAGCATCAGCGGTGAGCCAGGCAGCGAGGGCGGTTTGGGCTTGCAGGAGGGTGATGGCGGCCATGTGGCGGGTGTGTTTGCGGGTGGTGGCGCAATTTAGTCCGTGGCGGCGGCAAAAAACAGGGCAATTTGAGACAAGTTTGCAGCCGGCGGTGTGCGCCGGTCAGCTTAGGCGGCTGGGGCCGGTCTTCATGATGCGGTAAATGGTGGCGCGGCTTACGCCGGTTTCGGCCTGGATTTGTTGGTCGGTGGCGGCGGTCAGCCCCTGGGTGTAGACGTGTGCGCGCTCTGCGGGGTTTAGGTGTTTGCGCCGCTTGGGGATGCGCACGCGCTGGCCACCGTATTGGGTTTTGATGTCGGCTTCGATGCTGGCCAGCAGCTCGGGGGGGGTGGCAGGCAGGTGCACACGTATGCGCTGTAGCACGGCCAGCACAATGTCTGGCTCGGGGTCGGTGTTTTGCTGTGCCAGGGGGTCTGTCATGCGCTTAGGTCAGGCGGCTGGTGTATTGGCCAGGGGCTGCGCGGCCACTGCGCAGGTAGGCCAGGCTGTCGGTTTGTGCTGGAGTAGGTGGGGGGGTGGCGGATGGCGGTGCATTGGTGGGACGCGTGTTGATCGGTTGGGCG